CCAAATCTTTTATTAAACTGTACAACGTTGTCTCTGCTTCTAAAGATTTTTCTAGAAGGTTTAACTGCCATGTCAACTGCTGAAGCCAAGGCATCTATAACGTCATCGTGTGCAGGGTTACGGGAAGACAACTCTTCTTCTAGTATTTGAATGTTGCCACCCCTGTAGTGCCACATGCTCATGTTATCGTAACGAGGTTCCAAGATAGAAGCTATCCGTTCTTGTTTGTTGCCTTGGTTTTTATTGGGCCTGTACTCGTTGATACTTAAAGACAGACCGTGTTGTTTGATTAGTTCTTTTAGTTGTCTGACAATAGCCATCTGAGCTACGGTTGTTTCAGCCCTCATCTTTCTGAATGACCACTTGTTGACCAGATGAAAGATGTGATCAAAGTAAACTGAGATACGATCAGTCTTGAACCTATCAATATCTAAGACATAAACATTGTTGTCAGCATCTATTCCTATGACAACGATAGCTGTTGAGTCAGCCTTCTTAGATAAACTAAATGCAAAGTCAACGGCTGCATATAGGTTTAACTTGTTGTCTTTATAGAACCAGTATCCGTTTTCTTCTTTCAAATGTTTACGATCAAAGTACTGAAACTTTTCACTGCCTACGGGTACGTTGTCTGGGTCAGAAGGATCGTTGTAGTACTGTGCTCTGAACTGACCTTTGTCTAAGTACTGACCTCGTTTCTTAGCGAGAATCTTAATGTCAAACCCGAACCACTTACCGTCTTTACGTTGTTGTCTAGGCCAGAGAAACTCACCTGTGCCATCCCCTAGGTCTTCCACTGGTCTCTCGAATACCTCGTAGATATTCTCTTCACCTGTCTTCTCACCGTCCTCGTTGTACTGGTCTTCCATCATTTGAAGAAGGTCGTTGTACAAATCAGAAGGGTGATACCTAGTACCTACGACCCACTCTTTCGCTTCAGCACCTTCAATAGAGGAGAGAAGAGAGTATTGACTTTTGACTTTATTCCTTCCCTCGCCTGTGTAAGCATTTTCGTAAACGACACAATCATCAAGGACTGCGATGTCGCAATGAAGTCCTGTAAGCGAAGTCGTAAGTCCACCAGTAAAGATCGAAGGGTCTCTAACATTTTCTTTCTTCCTTAAAGGATGATCCAACATAATCTCTGAGTTGGTCCATCGTGTACGTTTGCCTTCATCAAAGTTTACGTGATCAGGCCAGTACCGTCTGTATATCTCAGATGTAAGTATGCCTTTGATAAAGCCTAGTTGTTTCTCTGCTAGGTTAGCTGTTGCTGAGATATAGAGTATTCTAAGTGTTGGGTCTTTGGTTAGTTCCCATGCTACCCTGTAAGCTATAAGTCTTGACTTGCCGTGGTCCCTAGGGAATAGGAGTAGCTGATGTGACTTACTGTCTTCTCTTGTCCACCAATTGCAGACATCTTCGTGGCATTGCCCTAGTACTTGCTCTGGTGCTATAAGTTTAATAAAGGTTACCAGATCATCTTCAGCAGCTATTCTTATTTGATCTAAGGCTGACATTTACTTTAAAGACATCCACATTGCAGCAGCTATAAAACTTAGTACAGCTACTGTACCCATCTTAACGGTTGTAGACCAGATACTCTTCTTGGTCATTCTCCATGCGTCAAGCAAACTACGCATATCACGTAAGTCATTTGCTGCATCTTCATCATGTAATCCTAAAGAACGCAATGCTTCTGCTGCACCCTTTTTAGCTGCCCTGTCTAACATTGCTTCTAGTTCTTCAGGAGCCATCACTCAGCCTCTTGTATTACCAAATCCCCCGCCTCAACCTGACGCATGATCTCACTGTAGTGGCGGTTGGCTGGGTCTAGGGGGACGAATAACTCTTGTCCGTCTATGGTGGCACGGATGGATGTGTTGGTGCCTGACAATGGGTCAGATATGTACTGTGCGGTTGTGATTGTTATGTTGTTCATGTGTTATAACTCCGCATCTGCCACATACTCAAACTGCCAGTAACCCCGACCTGTGGCTGTGGCGACATCGAAACCACTCCATCTTGTAGCATAATTTCTAAAAGCTGTTATACCGTCAAATCTAGAGTTAGACTCATTACTTAACGTAATTGTCGGACCCGTTCTCATCGTAACTGGGTTCATTATTGTAAAGTAGTAAGTATTGCCGCTAGTAACATCAAAAGCAGAAATAAATGAGTCTGCTTCATCAGAACTAAAATAATACCTTTGGCAGGCCTGAAGCTGATCCGCATACGAACGGTGCTCGAAGGGTGTACTGGTGTCGCCGATTTCCAACTGGACGCCTGTCAGGTAGAAGGTTGCGCCAGATGTTTCACATAAATTTGTTGAACCTGTTACGCCAATATAAGTTCCAGTTGTCCATGATCCTGCAGTAGTCTTAAATGATGAACCACTACCTAAATCAAAATTAACATAAACCCCAGTACCATTTGTTGAGTTCCAAGTACCTGTCGTTGGTCCAACAATAGTTATAGTTTTTTGTTCAAACGTATTTGCAGCGGAGATTGTGTATGTAAATGGATAGGACTGTATTGTACTTGCTCCATACAATGCCCCTGAAAAAGTGCCAGTGACACTGGAACGAACCCAAAAAGATAAAGTAACTGTTGAGGCAGATGCAGTTCCCCATGCAAAGTCTGAAATATTATATCCTTCAATAACTTGATAGATTCTATTCACCGCACCAGCAACAGGAGATGCACCAGTTCCAACAGTAATCAGGCCAGAGTTTGAAAATCCTGTAGGAGATGTTGTTGACCTTTGAATGGTTGTCCCAGCGGCAGTACCAATAGCCCCCACCCACCTGTCAAGCTTATAAGCTGCGGATGTAAAAGCAACACTCGACCCACCATTGCGTTGATCAATGACCATTGCGCCGTTTATTACCCTATTCCTGTTCGACAAAGCACCATCGCTGTAGGCATTGCCAAGGTTGGCTAATTCTCTTGCCTTGCTCATAGCTTACTCTCCCAACAGGGTAGCCAAGTCCAATGCCTTGAGTTCATCAGGTGTAGCTGCCGCATCAATACGGGCATCGCTTGTAATGTCACGGAGTGTTTGCTTCTGCGCCGCAATGTCAGCCTCACCTGTGCCAGCCTCCAAGGCTTTCATATAAGCAACGTCAAGAGCCTCTAGGCGTGGTTTACGTTCAGCACGTAGGTTGTCTTTGTGGATTGCTTTAGCTGCATCCATGTCTACTTCTACTGCACTACCATTAAACTGCCATGCACCCCTAAAGGTACGGTCGGTTGGAACGGTAAGAGATGCTGCATCACGAACATCCCCATTAATATTGATGTATGTTGTCATTGTGCAATTCTCCATGCGTTACGATATGACCGATCACTAGGGATCATTTCGACAGGCACAATCTTCAAGATCGTTCTGTTTCCTTGGTAGTCCCGCCACACGGCAGGGTCGATGTCTTTCATTATAAGATATTCGATAAGTGTTTCTTCGTCTTGGGGGCCAATAGGTTCTGCGTAGGGATGCTCTTTTGGCTCTCCATCAGGTACGTCACGATCTCTAAGATATGTCTCAATTGGACTGAGGTAGCCGCCAGCAAGACCAGCCGCCATGAAGTTTGGATCAGGCACAAGAATTTTGGCAGGGGCATCTGGTTCCCGTGGGTCTTCGAATAGCACACGGTACTTGCTCTGCACGGGTGCAAGGCGGCTCTTGGCTTCAGCTAATCTGTCCCACAGGTGCGTCATGCGAGTTCACCCATTAAAGCAAAAGCAAGACCATCATCGTCATTAGATGTATTAGTGAGTAGAAAGTTTCTAAATATGGCTTTGGAAGAAGTTAATGCTCCAAACGCCCCAGTTAAACCAACTGACCTATTACCGCCACCTGACAACTCTCCACTACAAGCAACGTGCGCCCAATTTGCATTTGCAAAAGAAGAAATTATTGCAAATTCAGAAATACCTGTCCCCAAGTCAGTAATTGACGATATGTTTTGAGAGTTTCGTATCGACTGTGTGCCAGTTTGACTATACGCAGCCCAAGCCTTCGCAGACCCATTGACCACATACGAAGTAGCCAAAGTTGTTGTGCCATCGGTGATGTTGCTGACGTTTAACGTACTCATGCTAGGTCTCCGTGGATATTAAAAACAAGCCTAGAACAGTCTGTTAAAGTTCCGCTTGCATTTTCAGCCCTTGTTCTAATGGAGCCAGTAGCGAATATGTGTAACTGAAAGTTTTGACCATTTGCTTCAGAGGAAGCAGCCGCCGAACCGCCGCCATATGTTGCATTGCTCATACTATTAGAAAATGAAAAAGTGTAATCACCTGTTCCATTATCGACCAACCCAGAGATGCCTTGGCTATCGCTAATTGATGCTGCGCCTGTCCCATCAGCAAAAGCCCAAGCCGCCGCAACCCCTGACACCGCACGACTAGCTGTCTCACCTGTAGCTTTGATGTTGGAGATTACTATCGTACTCATGCTAAGTCTCCGTGGATTAACACCCCAGCATAATCAGGGTCTTCAGCTACGCCTGTGCCAAGAGGATTAGAATAACCGTTAATAAATCTGATTGAAGAAACCTGCATACTACCAAGAGATGTAATGCCGCAGTTTCTTGGGTAGGCTATGTTATAAACGGTTGCAGAACAATCTGCAAAGTAGTTACCCGAAAAAGTATTCGTAAAATTAACGGTGTAATCCCCAGCCCCGTTGTCTACCAGTCCGCTAACGTTTAAACTATTTCTAATCGAAATAGTTGCTTGGCCCGAAAAATTAACCCAAGCCTTCGCAGCACTCTGCTTCGTAAGCGTAATAGGGCCAGTGCCCGCCGCATCACTAATTGTTGTTGCTCTAATCTCGCTCATACGATTGCCAGATTGCCCCCTGTTGTAACAGTCAGTGTAACGCCAGAGGCCACAGTCAAAGGACCAACCGCAAGTGCATTCTCTGTGGCGTCTATGGTGACATTGGTATCTAGTTGTTGCTCATGCACCCGAAAGATGTCACCAGCCGCAGCAGATGCTCCCACAGTCCCACGTTCACCTTTGTATCTGCCGCCGTTGCTTACGGTGTCAGTGTTGGCAGTGTACAAGATGACATCCAAGACATCAGATGTTGCAGCCCCAGAAGTAAGGACAACCTGATTGCCGCCTGACGTTGTAAAGTCTGTGCCATAGACCAGCTTTACGCCGTTAAGGAATACGTCTAGGAACTTATCGACAAAACCTACAGTCGTAAATGTGGTCTGACCTGAAGTAGCTGTAAACGTCTGCCGTGTCTGGGTTGCCTGTGGGACTGGTATGTTGCCGATGTAAGCTGACATGGATTATACCTCTTGCGCTGCTAAGTGTGCAGCATATGCGTCCTTAACTTCTTGCGTGTGAACCGCCGCACAGATGGCTTGCACCTGTGAGCTTTCACCTGAGATGTCTGCATCTGGTGCAACGACATGGCGGCTGAAGCTACGGCTGATCTCTACGCCATCACGCTTGATGACTGTGGCGGTGCGCACTTGCACATGCTTAAAGTCACCTACGACTTCGATTTTGTCTTCTACTGTTTCTTCTGTTAGTGCCATCGTTTATCTCCTATGGCTATGTGGACTGTCCGACCCAAAGCTATGCAGTGGGTTATGCATCTGTTTCATAAGTGTATATGCCAATTAAATATTTGTTTGTTACTGAACCAGAAAACGAAGGGGCGGCATTTCCGTTTATGTAGCAAGAGAAATAACTTATGCTTGGGCCACCATAAAATTGCATAGTGTAACCTGTTGTTAAATCTACATATGTACTAAGCCCACCGCCTCTAGAAAGGCTGTTTGAAGTAGATGAAAACGGTAGTCCATCAATTTGTAACTGCGCTGAATCACCTGTGCCTGTCACTTTGATATAAAAATCGCAGTAAACCATACGACCTACTTTCGTAAATCGTCCACCCTGACTAACGTAGGTAGGTGTGCCACTAAAGCCAGACCTAAAAGTAGGCGTCCAAGTCCCCTCCTCATAGTCATCCAGCAGGTTCGCACTACCAGTGCCGCCAAGGTAAACACCGCCAGAGGTTATAATATCACCAGTTACATCTAGCGCCTGAGTGGGAGATGCATTCCCAATCCCAACCCGATTGTTCGTACTGTCAACATAAAGTGTGTTGGTGTCTACGGTCAGATCACCGCCGACTGTGCTATCACCACCCACGTTTGCACTGGTTGTGCTAAGAGTTACAGATTTGGTGCCAATGTAACCACTCATTAGGTTTGCTCCAAAATACTCAAGATAACATCAGTTGCGCCAGAGGCTGAGACTTTAAGGATGTCCGTTGCTTCCATTACAATCTTACCGTCTAGGACAGACAGAGAAGAGTTAGCTGGGATAGGAACTGAGGTGACAATCTCAACGTCTTGGTTAGCTTCGTCGTTGTTACCTGCACGACCAGCCGTGTCAGACGACAGAGTGACAGTAGCTGTTACCTGACTGCCTGTGGTGTTACCCAAGACCAGACCAATAACAACTGTGGTTGTAGAGGCAGCTACAGTATAGATGTCGTCAAGCGTTGTGACCCCTGCCTTGGTTACAACTTTAAATGTATTTGCCATTTTATTATCCTAACGCAATTGCCAAGGCCACACTTGTGCCAGCAGGTTCGAAGTCAGTGCTGGCTGATGCTGCTGCTGTACCTGCGTCTGTGATTTCAGATAGTGTGTGGGTGTGGTTACCATCAATGTAAGACAGAAGTTGAGCACCTGTTACTTTCTTAGATGTACCACTGTCATTTACTTCGAACTCTTGTGTACCAGAAGCTGCACTAGCTGCTGGCAACTGAGATATTTTTATGTTAGCCATTAGTAGACTCTCTTCCAGTTATTACCGATTTTTTTGTAGATTGCTTGAGGTTCATCCCATAGATCATTAAACTTAACATAAGGATCAAATGTTCTCCAAGCTCCTCTTTCTTTTATGTAAGCTATAGCTGAGAACTCAATCTCAGTACCTAGAGCTACAAGAGTTCCATAAACAATGTTAGGGTTAACACCAAAAGTAATTCTTGTGTCACCGTCTTCGGTTATTCTAGTGTCACCTGACTCTGTTAGTCTTATGCCTTCTAGGTTAGTATCGAAGACACCACTTAGTGTGTAGTCAACTGAGTTAGCTAGAGAACCAGTGCTAGAGCCTGAGAAGTTTCCTATAAACTTAAAGCCAGCTTCTGAGGTTATAGTACCTGTACTTGACAGACTAGATGAAGCAGGTCTCTTACGTATGCCTAGGGAGACTTGTGAACCAGTAGCTGTTAGAGATACTACACCCTTAGCTTTTAAATCGGCATCTGCTGTTTGTGTGCCTGTGGATGTTAGGCTTGTCGAACCTTTAGCTTTTAGTGTGCCTGTAAAACTGACTGAGCCAGTTGCTGTGTAGCTAGAGGATGCCTGACGTTTTGCGTCTGCATCACCAGACAAAGAACCAGAAGCAGATAGAGAAACCTCTCCTACTTCGAACTGTTCTGTTATTCTGTCTTCGCTGGCTTCAGATACCCTGAGGTCACCAGCCTCTGTGATACGATAGCCCTGAGACACAATTTAAACCTTAGGCTATAGTCAAGTCGATATTACCGATAGCGAACTCAAGGGTATCCCCGTCTGATATATCTTTAGATGCAGCTAAAGAACCGTGCCAGATAAGGTTACCTGCTGATGCTGCATCGTGAATACCCATGTGAGTTACTGTACCCCAGTCTCCCCCTGCTGCTGTAAATGTCACAGCACCTGAGTTAGATGTTGTACCCCCTGTACCTGAGGCTGTAGTAAATGCTACTGATTGACGTGAGTAACCACTGCCTGACAACTCCGTACCACCACCTGCATCGTTAGGTGCTGAGGTATAGAGAGCTACATACCAAGCTGTAGGACGAGTCGCTGACCCTGAGGTCATCAACCAGTTAAGCACTAAGTTTTCTGCGTGATCAGATAGAGCCGCCATTATTGTATTTCCTTTACGAGCTTACTTTGAACCAGATGTCACCATCGTTGCCACCTGAAGGTGAAGCTGTACTTACGGTTACATTATCTAGAATGTTTAGGATGTTAGTCCCATTAACGTATATTTCATTTACGTTCAGGAGAGCATTACCGTTTAAGTCTAGGTCAGCTTGCATAGCATTAGGTGTACTACCATCTAGAGAGATAACATTATCGAACCCAGCTTGCAACGACTGAAAGTTAGCATTAAGTGTTGTCGTTGATGTAAAGCCAGATGCTATGTTAGTTATAGATGGTCTCTTAGCCATATCAGTTTACCTTGATCCCTAGTCTGTTGGCATCCTCTGAGAGAAGAGACAGAGCTTCCTTGTTCATCTCCTCCTCTTCTTTTTCTTTTAGCTTTTGTTTAGCTTTAGATGCTGTTTCTTTATCTAGCCAACCTTTTTCTAAGAGTAACTTAGCTGCACTAAAAGAGCTTCTTCCGTTTGACTTCATCTCCTCAGCTATGGCCTTGATAGCGTCTGACCTAACCTTTACCTCTACTTCCTTACGGAGTTTAGTGATGTAAGGCTTAACGAAAGGTGACTTAGCTATAGCTTGCCAGTGCTCCCATGACCCAAAGACTACCTGAGAGAACTCGTACTCAGTTGGATCACCTGACACTAAGGCTAGATAAAGTTTAGGGAAAGAGACTAAAGGTTTGCCTTCGAACTCTATGTCTTGGTCTTTAAGGGTAAAGACTGAATGCTTAGGTTGTATATAAGATAACTCATAGAAGAGACTCTTAGTGAAGAACTTACCACTGGCATTCTTTAGTTGTCTAGGAGAAAACATCATGGTTTATGCCTCTTCATAAAAATAATCATAGATAGAATGATACCACACTTTAAAACAAATGTCAAGCATTAATTTCAATAAAATTAAAAAAAGTTAGATAATGTAAGATAGGTCTTGACAAGTTAGACAAAGTATGGTATAATAACTTTGGTAGTTGCGGGAGGTATATATTACTTATAGTATTATTATTCTTATTGGCTAACTAAGGACAACTACAGATCAGCCTATGTATGGTTGTAGAGCACACTTTGGGTAAAACCTTGGTGTGCTTTTGTTTTTTGCATATGGAAAATTTTGGTGAGAAAATTTGTAGGTGCATTGTACATACAGGCGGATGCCCCGTGGCCCCCCTTGGCCTACCCCTAAGTATACAGCAAAAAGTTGGGTACCCTACCCTTTGGTCTTACCTTGGTTATACTTTGGTGTTGCTTGGTTGGTTTTGGTATAGCTTTGGTATAGCTTAGGTATTGCATATGGGAAATGCACATACCTTAGTCTCCTCAATGCTACCCCATTGATAACATTACATACTTTGGTATCATCCTTGTCTATCCCTTGGTATAATTTTCTAGGTTCTGATCTTATTGGTTTTTATTACTCATTATAATATAAACTGGACCTATCCCTTTGGACTAACTGGAGCTATCCTATCGGACTGATTCGTTTTCAATAGTACTGATTTGTTACCTGATAGGACTGATTTGTCAAAATACTATTACTTTGGTCTGCTTTTGATCTTCAAAACGAATCACCCCTTTGGATAGGCTAGCCTCTAAATCATGGTCAAAAACATCTTATTTCATCTTTTCTTAAATTTTTTTCAGCCTTATTTCATTGGGTTTTCTTGTCATTTCTATCCTTTTATGTCTTGTCCTATCCATCATGATAGGTTTTCTTTTTCATTTCCTTCAGGCAAGTTTAAATCATCGAAACGCAAACAAGGAAAAACAAAATGGAAATCTTGAAAGACCCAAAAGAGTATGCGAAGCGAGTAAAAGAATTAGGATTTACAAAAGAAGAATTTTGTCAATCTTTAATGGGGTTACGGTTACCAGCCGACTACATTTTAGCTTGTCTTGACGCTTGGGAAGAATAACTCTTGACTCTCTCTTTTGGCTGTGCTTAGGTACAGCCATGACGGAAAGTCAACTAGCAGACGGGGAGCCTT